CCCCACCCTGCCCCTGCCACCGATGGCGACACCCCACCTGCGACCCGCCCGACCACGACGACGACGACTGACCCCACCCCCCCCCCCACCCCGCCCCGTGACTTTTCCACAGCCGCACCCCCCACGTTACACCTGCGGAGGTCTCCGCACACGATGGCGTATTATCGAGGTTTCTGGATGACCGCCCCTATGACGCAGCCCGCCGTGTTTCGTGCGTATGAACGCATCGTGGTGCGTGGTCGGTGTTGGGGGGTGGTCTGAGATGGGGGGTCGGGGATCGGGTCGGCGACCGAAGCCTGTTGAGCAGAAGCGGCGCATCGGGAATCCGGGGGGCAGGCGGCTGCCGTCTCAGGCGGAGATCATCGCCCTGCCGTCGCTCGTGAGCGAGATACCTGAGCCGCATCGCCCGCTCGGTCAGCACGGGGCGGCTCTGTGGCGGCGTGTGTGGTCGTCAGGTGCGGCGTGGCTGCGCCCTGCGCTCGACGGTGATCTGGTGCTGATGGCGTGCGAGATGACCGACGAGCGAACGGTGCTCAGGCAGATCGTGTTCACTCAGCAGGGTGTGTGGCGTGAGCGGCGTGCGCTGCGTGAGATAGACCGACAGATCACGAGCCTGCTCTCGCAACTAGGCTTCTCGCCTACGGACAGGGCGACGCTCGGCATAGGGGATCACAAGCAGCATGAGTTCGCCAAGATCAGACAGCGGATCGAAGCGAAGCGTGCTGCTGCCAGCGACTAGGTGGCAGCCTGCGTTCTACACGCCACGCATCTCGAAGGTGAGCGACGGCGACGAGATCATCAGGTTCGCCGCCGACCACTTCGTCGTGCTCAAAGGCTTCCGTGCTGGTCAGCCGCTCGTGTTCACTGCGTGGCAGAAGTGGCTGCTGCGTGCACTGTTCGAGCGTGACGCTGAGACGATGCGGCTGCGGTATCGGCGTGCGCTGATCGGTCTGCCACGCAAGCAGGGCAAGTCGCTGATGCTATCGGCGGTCGCAGTGTACGGACTGATCACAGGCGAGTCGGGTGCCGAGGTGTATGTCGTCGCAGGCGACAGGCAGCAGGCTCGCATCATCTTCGGTGAAGCGAAGCAGCAGGTGCAGATGAGTCCGCTGCTATCGCAAGAGTGCAAGGTGTATCGGGATGCGATCGAGATGCCCCGCTTCGGGTCGGTGCTGCGTGTGCTCTCATCAGAGTTCCGGGGGCAGGCTGGTCTCAACCCGTCGCTCGTGCTCTTCGACGAACTGTGGAATCAGGCAACACCCGATCTCTACGACCAGATGACGCTCGGCTCAGGTGCACGCATCGAGCCGCTGACGGTCAGCATCACGACCGCTGGCTATGACCTAGACACGGTGGCAGGTCATCTGTATCAGTACGGGAAGCGGTGTGCGGCAGGCGAGGTGGATGATCGCTTGTTCGGTTTCTGGTGGTGGGAAGCACCAGCGGAGTGCGAGCCGGGTGACCAGTCGGCGTGGATGACGGCGAACCCGAATCTGCGTGAGGGACTGCTCGACATCGACGACATGAGAACGGCGGTGCAGCAGTCCGATGAATCGGCGTTCAGGCGATGGCGGCTGAATCAGTGGGTGCGCACGCAGGAGTCGTGGCTGCCTGCTGGTGCGTGGGAACAGTGCCGCAGTGCACGCACGCTGCGCACCGATCTTCCCGTGTGGGTCGGTATCGACATGGCTCTGAAACACGACAGCATCGCAGTGGTGCTCGCTCAGCCGCAAGACGATGTGGTGGTGACGCAGGCACGCATCTGGCAGCCGAGAGACGAAGGTGTGGATGTCGCAGGGGTCGAAGCGCATCTGCGTGCCCTGCACCACGAGTTCGATGTGCGTGAGTTCATCTATGACCCTGCCTACTTCCAGCGCAGCGCAGAGCATCTGGCTGATGACGGGCTGCCGATGGTGGAGTTCCCGCAGTCTGCGGCACGCATGATCCCGGCGTGCGGTCACGCCTATGAACTAATCGTGAACCGTCGAGTGGCGCACGATGGTGCGCCGACCTACACCGATCAGGTGCTCTCTGCTGCGCAGCGGATGACCGACACGGGGTGGCGACTGTCGAAAGGGAAGAGCAAACGGAAGATAGATGCGGCGATCGCTCTCGTGATGGCACTCGATCGGGCGACGACACGCACACAAACGGCGACAGTTGCGCCTAGTATCGTGCGAGTATGGGACTGAATCGCAGCACTATCGGCACCATCTCAGAGTTGGTCGGCATCACATCGGTGGTGATCGGCTGCGCCCTGCTCAGCACCGCCGCCGCATTCATCGTCGGCGGCGTGCTGCTCGTGCTGATCGGGGCGGCTGAATCGTGAGCATCCTGCGCAGACTCGTCGAGCGTCGTGCCCTGCCGACCAACATCGACCCCTACCAGATCACCGCACGCCCCTACTTCCCCAACTATTCGGGGGAGATCATCACCGAGACCACAGCGTTCGCATCTACCGCCGTGATGTCTGCCGTCTCGCTGCTCGCCGACTCGGTGGCTGCGATGCCGCTCGAACTGACAAGAGTGCGGGGCGGCAGGCTCGAACGGCTGCCGACACCGAGCGTGCTGATCAGACCGAATCAGACGCAGACCATGTTCGAGTTCGTTCATCAGGTGATGCTCTCGCTCACCCTGCACGGCTGCGCCTACATCTACGCACCACGCCGGGCGGGTGAACTGCCGAGCGAAATGCGCTGCCTGCACCCGAATGTGATACGCCGCTACTACATCGACGACGAAGGCGAAGCGTGGTATCAGATACACGACACGCAGCACTCTGCTCGTGACCTGAAAGCGATCCACTGGCTGCTGATGCCGGGGCAGATGCGTGCCGTCTCGCCGCTGGAAGCACTGCGCAACACGATCGGCACGAGCATCGCTATGGATCGCTTCTTAGCGCAGTTCTACGGCGAGGGTGCGACACCGAGCAGCGTGCTCGAAACTGATGCGACGATCACCGAAGAGCAGGCGCAGATTCTCCGTGACACATGGGCTGATGCGCACACTCGCCGCAGGAAGCCAGCGGTGCTCACGGGCGGTCTGCGCTGGAAGTCAGTCACGGTGTCGGCTGCCGACTCGCAGATGATCGAGCACCGTGAGGCGATAGTGCGTGACATCGCACGGGCGTACCGCATCCCGCTGAACATGATCAACGCCAGCGGCGGCGACTCGCAGACATACCAGAATGTCGAACAGGCAGGAATCAACTTCGTGCGCTACACGCTGCTTCCGTTCATGCGCCGCATCGAGGATGCGATCAGCGAGATGCTGCCGCTCACGCAGCGAGTCCGATTCGATGCCACCATCTTTGAGCGAGCCGACCTGACGACCCGTGTGCGTGCACAGCAGACACAGATTTCATCGGGCACGCTCACACCGAACGAAGCGAGAGAGATAGAGAATCGTGAACCTTACGAAGGCGGCGATCAGTTCATCATCGCCGCACAAGGCGCACCTGTCGCTGGCATAGCAGGCGGCGACCTGCCGACACTCGGCACCGACGCAGCACCACCAGAGAGATAGCCGTGCAGTCGCAGCAGTTCACTGTCGGCACCACCGCCGTGCTCTCACCAGACGCAGACTGATCATGCCGTTCGGAATCTCGCAGAGCCAACCTGACTGCGGCGGGTGGGCGACCGTGAAGCAGGAAGCAGACGGATCGTTCACCACGATCGGCTGCCACGAGACGAAGCAGGATGCGGTCGATCAGATGGTGGTCGTGTCGCTCAGCGAGGACATCGAACCGTTGGGGCAGGTGGATGCGAGGGCACTGCCAGAGAACTATCGACCTGCGCTCGCCGACGATGTGCCAGAGGGTCGGGCGTGCGGCAACTGCCACTATTACAACGAGGAACAGATCGAGGGTGAGGGAGATGAGCGGCAGGCATACTGCGAGAAGTGGTCGGCTTATGTCGATGGCGGTTTCTACTGCAACGCTTGGGAACCGCAGGGGTACGGGATGGAACTGCGGGCACCGTCTCTCGTCGCCCCGTCATTCATGGCTGAGTCTGCTCGGCGTGGTCTGCGGCTGCACGAGCAGGGTCTGTCGGGTGACGGGCTGATGCCTGCGACCGTCGCCGATGCACGCCGCATGGCTGACGGTGAGGCTCTGAGCGAGGCGAAGTGGCGCAAGATACCTGCGTGGATCGCCCGCCACATCGTCGATCTGGATGCGGTGCAAGGCGACGAGATCACGCCGGGGCTGGTGGCGATGCTGCTATGGGGCGGCGGCTCATCGAAGACATCGGCTCGCAGGGCGCAGGCGTATGCCGAGCGGATCGTGGCACGCATCGAGGAAGAGCGGGCTGACGCACCCGCCCCCGTATCCGATCAGATACAGGGCAGCGACGAGAACGAGCCGGGGTCGGCGGCAGACAAGACGGGCGACATCACGCTGACCGAGGCGACAGAGAAGGCGTTGCAGACGAAGGCTGACGAGCACAACGAGGCGATGGCTGCCGATGATCGCCCGATCTGGACTCGTGTGCGGGTCGGTGCGCTGCGTGCCGTGTATCGGCGTGGCGCAGGCGCATTCTCCACATCGCACCGCCCCGGCATGACTCGTGCGCAGTGGGCGATGGCGAGAGTGAATGCGTTCCTGTATCTGGCTCGCACGGGGCGACCTGAGAACGAGAAGTATGTCGGCGATAACGATCTGCTGCATCCGCAGCATCCCAAGTTCTCAGACAGTAGAAGTGGCGGTGGCGCATCAGTTATGCTGACGCAGACGATGAGCACAGAGACGATCGAGAACCGCTGGTGCGTGACGGGCGCAGATGAGCGTCGCATCGCCTACACGACGCTCGAAGTGCGGCAGGCAGACAACGGGCAGACGCTCTTCGGATACGCCGCCGTGTTCGACTCGCCGAGCGAACCGATGCCGTTCGTCGAGTATGTGAAGCGTGGTGCGTTCTCCAAGACGATCAACGATGGTGCTGATGTGCGTCTGCTCATCGACCACGAAGGTGTGCCGCTGGCTCGCACGAAGTCGGGCACGCTGCGCATCAGCGAGGATGAGCGGGGTCTGGCGGTCGAGGCTGAACTCGACCCGATGAACCCCGATGCGGCACGGGTCATCTCGGCGATGAAGCGTGGCGACCTGTCGCAGATGTCGTTCGCCTTCCGCACCATCAAGGACTCGTGGAGTGACGACCGCAGCGTGCGGGAACTGCGTGAGGTGCAACTGTTCGATGTGAGCGTCGTGACCTTCCCCGCCTATGAGGAGACCGTCGCAGAGATCAGGGGCAGGCTATTGCAAGACGCTGAGCAAGTCGCTAACCTGACACCGACGACGAGTGTTAGCGTGCGCAAAGCACAACTAGCGATCGCCCGTCACAGATAGTCAGCCGAGACACAGCCGAGCGATCACTGTCAGAGTCTCACTGAGCACACGACTCACGAAAGAGACCAGACATGACCTACTCGAAGCAACTGACCGAGAAGCGTGACGCAGCGTTGGCGAAGGCTGATGCGCTCGTCGCCGCAGCGCAGGAAGCGCAGCGTGAACTGACCACCGAAGAGGATGCCGACATCACGGCGACTCTCGACACCGTGCGTGATCTCGACGAGCAGATTCGTCGCCACACCGAACTCGAACAGCGTGCATCCGAAGCCGCCGAGAGCCGCAAGGCTGCCGGGGTGGAAGTCGCCGCTACGGTCGTGAAGTCCGAGCCACGCACCTACTCGTCGAAGAGCGGTCACTCGTTCATCGCCGATGCGTTCCGTGCGCAGTTCAGCAACGACTTCGAGGCGCAGCAGCGTCTCGCCCGCCACATGAACGAAGAGCGGATCGAGCGTCGTGATGTCACCAGCACGAACTTCGCTGGCTTGGTCGTTCCGCAGTTTCTAACCGACTTGGCGGCTCCGTTCGCAAGAGCAGGTCGCCCCGTCGCAGACCGTGCCCGCAAGCACGCACTGCCCGATCAGGGTCTGACGATCTCCATCTCGAAGGTCACGACTGGCTCAGCCGTCGCTTCGCAGACGGAAGGTGCTGCGGTGCAAGAGACGAACATGGATGACACGAAACTCGACATCACCGTGAGCACCTTCGCAGGTCAGCAGAATGTGAGCCGTCAGGCGATCGAGCGTGGCACGAACATCGACTCGCTCGTGATGGCTGATCTCGTGTCGGCGTATCACACGACGCTCGATGCCGCAGTGGTCGCCGAACTCTTCTCGTCGGCTGGTCAGGCAGTCACCTACACGGATGGCACCCCGACCGTCGCTGAGATGTACCCAAAGTTGGCTGACGCAGTGCAGAAGGTGCAGACCACCTACTTCGCCGGACCCAACGCCATCATCATGCACCCACGCCGTCTCGCCTTCATCTTGGCAGCCGTCGATGGTCAGAGCCGACCGCTCGCAGTGCCCGTGCCGAACTACAACGGTCAGCCTGCGTTCGCATCGGGCGACGGTGCACCGCAGTACGGAAACAGCGGCTACACGATTCTCGGTCTGCCCGTGATCACCGATGCGAATGTCGCCACCGACAAAGGCTCAGGCACGAATCAGGACACGATCTATGTCGGCAACCTGCAAGAACTCCACCTGTTCGAGCAGGGCAACGGCGACCCGATGATGCTGCGCTTCGAGCAGCCGAAGGCTGCCGAACTCGATGTGACCATGATCGTTTACGGATACGCCGCAGTGACGGCGAACCGCTACCCGAACGCATGGGCACAGATCAACGGAACCGGGCTGGTGACACCGACCTTCTAGTGAGTGTCGCCCGCACGGGCGGCTCGCTGATACGGTGACGGCATGAGCAGCGGCATCATTCACGCTCTGCTCATCGAGCGCATCGGCTACCTGCGGCGTGGTCGGCATGATCGTGTCGCTCTCGTCGATGACCAGTTGCGTGCGCTCGGCGTGACCCTGCCGATCGAGTCGGCTGCGGTCGATCATCACGCTGAGACGGCGACGAGAGAGAAGCCGACACGACGCAGGAAGCGGTGAGCGATGCCGACGAACCCCTACTGCACGCTTGCCGAGGTGAAGGCTGCGCTGCGCATCTCCGATGCGGTCGATGACACGCTGATCGAGAACAGCATCGAAGGTGCGTCTCGGCGCATCGACGGCTACTGCGGCAGGTTCTTCTACAAGACTTCTGCCACCGCCGTCAAACAGTTCGCCCGTGACCCGTACACGCTGCCTGTCTCGGACATCTCATCGACGACGAGTCTGGTGGTGAAGATAGACACGAACGGTGACGGGGTGTATGAGACGACTCTCACGCTCGGCACCGATTACATGGTCGAGCCGACGAACTTCGTGCTGATGCAGCGACCGATCAGGCGGCTGACGATGATCGGCGGTCGCACCTTCCCCATCTTCACGCTGCCCGCCGAGCCGGGGGTCGAGGTGACTGCCCTGTGGGGCTTCGATGCCGTGCCAGATGATGTGCGTGAGGCGTGCGTGCTGCTCAGCATGAGACAGTTCGCCCGCTACAACGCTGCGCTCGGCGTGATGGCGTTCGCAGACATGGCGATCACGGTGCGTGCCGTCGATCCCGATGTGCGTGACCTGCTGCTGCCGTACCGTCTGCTCGGTGTCGCCTGATGCCTGCGACCGTCTCGCAGGCTGCGTCGGGGCTGGCTACCCGTCTGGCGACGATCAGCGGGCTGCGCACCTTCTCCTACCAGCCTGAGCAGGTGAATCCGCCTATGGGCTTCCCGATTCTGGAAGAGATCGAGTTCCACCGGGCGTTCGGCGGCGGCGATGTCCGTATGCGGTTCACCGTGATGGTCATCGTCGGCAGGTATCTCGACCGTCTGGCGCACTCCACTCTCGACGGCTTCCTGTCTTACAGCGGGGCGACATCGCTGCGTGCCGCCATCGAAGGCGACACGACTCTCGGCGGTGTGGCGCAGACGCTGGTGCTCGACAGCGGTATGAGCATCGGCTCTCTCACTATTGCAGAGGCGGAGTTCCTGTCTGTATCATGCTCGGTGACGGTACACGCATGAGCACCTACAAGATCAGCAGCGACAACACGACACTCGGCAAGCCGGGTGAGACGGTGACAGATGCCGATCTCGTCGGTCTCGATGTCGCTGCGCTCATCGCAGGCGGTCACATCGAGGCGCAGACTGCGAGACGGTCTGACAAGAAAGAGCAGGAATAAGACATGGCACAGATCGTTCTGACCGATGCGACCATCACCATCAACAGCGTTGCGTTGAGCAACCGTGCGAACACGGTGACGCTCACCTATGAGAAAGAGGCGGTGGAGATCACGGCGTTCGGCGACAGCGGGCGTGCGTTCACCAGCGGCTTGCAGAACAACACCTGCGAGATCGAGTTCATGCAGGACTTCGCCGCATCGAATGTCGAGGCGACCGTGTTCCCGCTGGTCGGCAGCACCACCACCATCGTCATCAAACCGACGAGCAGCGCAGTCTCTTCCACGAATCCGTCATACACGCTGACGGGCACCTACCTGTCGAATCACACCCCGGTCGCTGGCACGGTCGGTGAACTCGCCACCACTTCGCTGTCGTTTCAGGGCGGCACTCTGACGAAGGCGACTACCTGACCCGTGCTCTACCGATCGAGGGGGCGTAGATGAAACTGCCGCTGACGATCCACTATGCGAGCGGCGAGCAGCGTGATGTCGTCGCAGGCTTCGCCGACTTCGTGCAGTTCGAGCGCACATGGCAGCGCAGCGTCTCACGGTTCGAGCACGACTTCCGACTCACCGATCTGGCGTGGCTGGCGTGGTCTGCTGAGACTCGTGCGAAGCGAACCGACAAGAAGTTCGACCCCGACTGGCTCGAACTGGTGGAGTCCGTCGAACTCGGTGCGGCTGAGGGTGATACCCCAAACTCGGAGACGACTCAGCCACTTGGCTGATCGCTGCCCTGTCTGTGGAGACGGGCATAGCACCGTCGCTGCTGACGGCGGAGAGCGACGAGATGCTGCGCACGATGCTCGCCTACATGAAGAAACGCAACGAGCGCAGGCGCAGGCGGTGACTCGTGGCTGAGATCATCGGACAGACAGACAACTTCGGTGCGGTGCAGGTGCAGGGGCTGACGCAGTTCATCTCCGACCTGCGGAAGGCTCGTGACAAGGGTGCGGCTGATGCGCTGATCCGTGAGGCGAACGAGCGGGTGGCGAAGGTCGTGATCCGTATGGCTCGCAGTCTCGCTAACACGAAGCAGGAACGGCGGGCAGCGGACTCGCTGAGCGCATCGAAGAGCGTGCTGCAAGTGCGGGTGACGATGGGCGGGAAGGGCATCCCGTATGCGGGTGGTGCCAACTTCGGTTCATACACCGATCTGCGGCGGCTCATCAAGGCACCTAATCAGCGGGGGCGACGCAGCCGTGCGACGATCGTGCGGCAGGGTGAGAGCATCCTGAAAGTCGCCACGAATGTCGAGCGGCAGTTCGTCTCACGGTCGGGTCGCACCATCTCCCGGCGTGAGGGTGGCACGCAGGTGAAACTCGCCCGCACATCGTCGGGTGCGCTGCGTGTGGTGAAAGGATGGAATCAGTTCCGTGCGAAGGGCGGGCAGCCGACGAAGTGGCGGAAGGGCAGCGACCAGTTCCTGTATCGAGCAGTCACGCTGACGCAGGATCAGATCAGCGACTCATACCAGCGGTTCATCGACGAGATGACGAAGCCTGCGTTCCCCGACTCTGGCAGAGAAGCCGCCTAGTAATCTGACCGCATGGCTGAGCGCAAACTATCCCTGATCATTCTCGGCAAGGCGACGAGTGCGCTCGCCGCCATGAAGTCGGTGGGTGACGAGGCAGGGTCGCTCGGTAAGAAGGTGACTGATCTGCTGCCGTCGATGAAGACGGTGGCTCTCGCCGGGGCTGCGGCGTTCGGTGCCGTCGCCGCCGCAGCCTATGGTGCGGTGCAGGCTGCGGCTCAGGATGAGCAAAGCCAGAAGAAACTCGCCGACCAGTTGCGGCGCACCACGCAGGCGACCGATGAGCAGATCGCCGCCGTCGAGCAGCACATCTCAAAGCAGATGATGCTCACGGGCGTGACCGACGACGAGTTGAGACCTGCGATGGCGAATCTGGTGCGGGCGATCGGTGATGTGAACGCTGCTCAGCAGGCACTCATCTTGGCGCAGGACATCTCGGCTGCGACCGGGAAGGACTTGGAGAGCGTGTCGCTTGCGCTCGGCAAGGCGTACAACGGCAGCATCACTGCGCTCACGAAACTCGGTGTGCCGCTCGATCAGGCTGCGGTAAAGTCAAAGAACCTGACGCAACTCACGAAGTCATTACAGGATCAGTTCGGTGGCGCAGCCGCAGACTCTGCCGACACCTTCTCAGGTCGTCTGCGCATCCTGCAAGTGTCGCTCGGTGAGGCGGTCGAAGGGATCGGCTACGCACTGCTGCCTGCGGCTGAGATGCTGGTGGCGTTCGTACAGAAGCGGGTCGTGCCCGTCATACAGGCGTTCAGCGACAAACTCGCTGCGGGTGGCGGGCTGCGTGATGCTCTCATCGCAGGTGCGGCACAGATGGGCACCTTCGCATTTCAGGTGATCAGCATCGCCGAGAAGATAGCGGTCGGCTTCGTCACTCTCGGTAATGCGATCGTTGCGATCGGCAAGCCGATGCTCGTCGTCATCGGTAATCTCGCCGCTGGTCTAACGCTGCTCTTCACCGGGTCGTTCAGTAAGGCGCAAAAGATGTTCGACACTTTCGAGAAGGCGTATCTCGGACTCGATGCGCTGAAAGTGAACACTCAGGATGTGGTCGCCGAGTTCGCCAAGTTCCGCACCGAGGTGGTGGCGATGCAGAAACTGAATGCTGCGCTGGCGACCACCGACCTGCTCTCTCGCCGCTACGGGCAGACGGTGAAGGATACGGGCAGCGCACAAGACGACTTCCTGAAAGTGCTGAAAGGTCTGAGCGAGACGGCGGGTGGTGCGGGCGGGAAGGTGAAGCAGGTCGCCGACGCTATGAAGACCTACACGGATGCGCTGAGCAAGGCACGGGATGCGACCCGCTCGCAGGCTGATGCGACGAGGGGTGTGCAGAAGGCGCAGACCGATCTGGCTGCAAAGACAACTGCGGTGGCTGCTGCTCAGGCACGGTTCGACACCGTGATGCGTGGCTTCCCGGCGACGGCTAAGGAGAGCATCGCAGCGTCTCGCCGTTTCGCCGACGCACAGCGAGGTGTGCGAGACGCAGGTTTGCAGGTCGCCGATGCGGTGCGTGGGGTGCAGGATGCCGAGCAGCGTCTCGCCGAACTGCGGGCGAAGCAGGCTGATGCGGCGAAGGTGGCGGGTGCTGAGCGGTCGCTGGAACGGTCGAAGTACGGGGTGGAAGAGGCGAACTTTCGTGTGGCTGACGCTGAGCGGGAACTCGCTGAACTGCGTGCCGACCCGAACGCATCGGCGATCGACCTGCGGCGTGCGGAGATCGCTCTGGCTGAGGCGAAACTCGGTGTGTCTGATGCGGTGCAGTCGGTCGCCGATGCTGAGAAGCGTCTGGCGGATGAGCGGAACATGGCGGCTACCGCCGACGAGTTGGCTGACGCTGAGCGCAATCTGGAACGGGCGGAGTATGCGGTGACGGATGCGCTCGATGCGCAGCGGCGTGCGACGGATGAGCAGTCCGATGCGCAGCAGCATCTCAACGAGATCACCTACGGTGCGGTCATCGGGTCGGTGGCGCACACGGCTGCGCTGAAAGAACTGGATGATGCGAAGCAGGCGCAGGTCGAGGCATCCGATGCGCTCGCCGACGCTCTGCGCCGTGAGGCGGATGCGATGCGTGACCTGATCGCCGCACAGAAGGCTCTGCTGGAAGTGCAGGCGGCGACGAAGCCGAGGGTGCAGGCGGCTGCTCAGGCTGCGCTCGGTGTGTCGGTCGGTGCGGGCGGGGCGATCAGCGAGGCGATCGGCACCGTGTCAGCATCAGGTACGGCTGCGGCTGCGCCGGGTGGCACGCTGAATGTGCGGGTGGAGACCAGCCCGTTCGTGAACCCGCAGGATGTGGGGGCAGAGGTGGTCGATGCTCTCGCAGCGTACCTGCGCAGCAACGGCACGATCCCGATCCCTGTCGGCTCGTTTCTAGGCGTGGTCTGAGGTGGCTACCACGCTCGTCTTCGGTGAGCAGATCACGGTGCTCGCCGCTCTCGGTTTCATCGTCAGAGAGTTCACGCTCGACAGCAGCACGCTCAACGGTGACGATGTGCTCGACGGCACGCTCGAAGGTCTAGACATCTCGCCGTATGTGCAGAGCCTGAGCATCAACCGGGGCAGGTCTGACCAGTTCTCGTCATTCAGGGCGGGCACCTGCACGATCGTGCTCAACAACGCCGATCGCCGCTTCGACCCGATCAACGAAGACTCGCCGTATTGGGATGCGACGACAGACAAGAGCGGGGTGACTCCGAGGCGGCGGGTGCAGGTGTCGTCTGGCAGCACCGCACTGTTCACGGGGCGCATCACCGACATAGATGTGGCGTATGACTTCTCGAACAGCACGGTGACGATCATCGCCGCCGACGACTTCGTGCTGCTGGCGAACACGGTGACGGGTGCGGCGAGCACCCCGACCGCCGAACTGTCGGGTGCCCGTGTCGCACGGGTACTCGACCTGACCGAGGTGGATTATCCGAGCGACACGAGAAGCATCGACACGGGTGTGGCGACGGTCGGTGCGTATCAGATAGATGCCAACACGAATGTGGCGGCGTATCTCGCACGAGTCGCCGACGCTGAGCAGGGTCTCTTCTTCATACAGGCTGACGGCTACCTGCGGTTCTCGGATCGCACCAGCGGCGTATTCTCATCGCCTGTCGCCACCTTCGCTGATGACGGGTCAGGCATCGACTATCAGGGGCTGAGCACGATCTACGGGCAAGAGTTCCTGTTCAACCGTGTGCAGGCGACGACCGAGACGGGCACGGTGCAGGCTGCCGATGATGCGGCGAGCCAGACCGAGTTCGGCATCTCCACCTTGTCGCTCGACAACCTGCTGCTCGCCAGCGATGGGGCTGCGCTCACTCTCGCCGAGCATCTGCTCAGTCTCTACAAAGACCCTGTGTATCGGTTCGACGACCTGCGGCTGGTGGTCTCGGCGATGACATCGGCGAACAGGAATGCGGTGCTCGGCATCGACATGGGCAGCGTCATCCGCATCACTCGCACCTTCCCGACAGGCAGCCCGGCGACGGTCACCGACGACTACGGGGTGGAGAGGATCACGCACCAGATACTGCCCGACCGTCACATCGTCACGCTCGGTCTCTATGTCGCCGATCTCGTCTTCCCGTTCGTGCTCGACGATGCGACCTACGGTGTGCTCGACGCTCATAACGCCGTGACCTGACCTGTTAGTATCTCAGTTCTATGGCGATAACGGGCACACGACAGTGGGTGGCGGGCGAGACTGTCACGGCTGCGCTCGTGAATCAGTATCTGATGCGTGGCGTGAAGGTGTTTGCTGATGCTGCGACTCGTGACGCTGCCTACGATGGTGCTGGTGAACCGACTCTGGAAGAGGGCGAAGTGTGTTATCTCGCCGACACGAATCAGGTGCTGGCGTACTCAGGTTCGGCGTGGTCGCCCGTAGGGGATGATGCGCCTGACTCTGATCAGATCGTGCTCGCAGCAGCAGTGTTCAGTTAGGAAGGATAAACGATGGCGACATTTAGCAAGATCAAACTGAGCGGCTCGACAGATGGGCGGCTCATCAAGGTGGCGCAGACGGCGACTGCTGGCACGACGATTCACACAGGTAGCAGCACGGCGACGACAATCGACGAGGTGTGGCTCTATGCGGTGAACTCTGATACGACTGACCGCAAACTCACGATCGAGTTCGGTGGTACTTCGTCGCCTGATGATCTCATCGAGCAGACGATCACTGCCGAGTCGGGTCTGCTGCTTGTTGTCGCTGGTCTCGTGATCGTCGGGAACGCTACGCCGCTTGTGGTGCGTGCGTTTGCCGCTACTGCGAATGTGGTGATGGTCGGCGGTTATGTGAACCGCATCACCGCATAGGCGGCGACTGATGCGATACGGTGAGCGTTCTCGTTCGGGTACGAAGGTAAGCGGCTGGACTAAGCGTGATGTTGGCAAGCAAACGCTCGCCGTCGAGTTCCTGCTGGTCGGCGGCGGCGGAGGCGGCGGTTGCGGCGGAGGCGGTGGTGCTTGCGGAGGCGGCGGTGCTGGCGGGTTCGTCACAGGCTCTGGGATTATCGGCAAGACGACCTACACGGTGAAAGTCGGTGCAGCAGGAGCGGCGGCTACACAAAGCACAGCAGCAGGCGGCAACAACGGCAGCAACGGCACCGCATCATCGTTCATCTCATCTGCCAACGGCGGAGGCGGCGGCGCAGGAGCCGACGCCACCGTCGCCGTGAATGGTCAAGTCGGCGGTTCGGGCGGCGGTGGAGGCTCAAACAGCGGCGCAGGCGGTAGCGGTGTCTCAGGCGAAGGCAACAACGGAGCAGCAGCAGTCGGACAAGGTACGGGCGGAGGCGGCGGCGGCAAAGGCAGCGCAGCATCAGGCTCCACAGGCGGCAGCGGCTCGACCAACGACTTCACGGGTACCAGCATCACTTACTCGGCTGGCGGCAACGCCAGCGGAGGAGCGTCAGGTGCGGCGAACACGGGCAACGGCGGGCAAGGTAGCGGCACCGCCACAGGCTCGATTGCAGGCGCAGGCGGCTC